CGAGGGACACGCGCGAGCTACGGCGCTTTGCCCTGACCGTCAAGGGGGTCATAACGTCTACAAGCGCGCAGCCGCGACGGCGCGGGCCTCGTCAGGGTATTTAAAGACTTTATGCCGCCACGTCGCAAAGTCGAGTACGCGGACGATCCAGCCGTCGCCGCCGATGTTCTCCCGCGTCACCACGTAGTAACCGCTTGGGGACCAGAACGGAGGCATCGCTTTAAATGAACCGATTTATTGTGCGGTCGGACGGGATATTCGCGAGCCCCTCAAAAGCGTCGCCGCTATCTATACACGCTACCCAATCGAACGGGTACACGTGAATTGTCTGACCGCCGAAGTACAGGCTAGCGAACGGGATCATAAGCGGATCGTCGCCGAACTTTACAGCGCCCGATGGCCGTATTAGCCGCGCGCCCTCTAAAGCGTCCCAGCCGCCTACGTGGTTTTTTGCGAATTGCCCAGCGGGTGTGCGCGTCATGCAGTCAACGTCGATCATGCCGGGTATGTCCCCGAGCGCGTCAACGATAAAATCGTCGGGCCAGGGGTAAACCCTTTTGTATCGGCGCGTCCAGCGCTGGCGACCTACCCAAAACGTTCTACGCTCTAAAAGCGTGCGACCGGCAGACACTAACTGCGTCACGGTTGGCGGGTCATCGGGCGGCGAGTATATTTCTTGAAGATGCGGCGGGTCGTCGTATTTTCGAGCAGCTTGCGGGTAAAACCCCTGTGTAGCCTCTTCAAAGCGACTGCGCCAAAACTCGTATATAGCGGGACGGTGTATACGTGTAGGGGGTGCCATGTAAATGCCTTTAAAGGCTAAACGTCAATCTCGCACGGATACGAGTATACCGAATGGTTGTTGCGGAACGCCCAAAAGGCGGTCTTCCCCATCCACGTACGGAAACCGGGGTCCTGGTGGTCGCCTACGCGGTCGTGAACGGGCTTCGCGTCGGGGTCGGCCTGATTACGTACGACAACGCGTACCATGCAGGGGCCTTCAAACACGGTGTTCTCTTGACGGGCGGGGCGAGTGCGCGTGTCGGGGTTGTATCGGACAGTCATGCCGTCGTACCTTTAAAGCTATTGAAACAAGAATACCGGGGGAGGCGTTGGGACCTCCCCCGGCGCTCGCTAGCACGCCCTACAGGAGAGAGGGCTTGCCCGCAAGTTTCTTGTTCGTCCCCATGCCAAGCAGGTTCTTGGCGGGGTTGACGAAGCGCTCATCACGCGACGCTTCGAGCATCGCCCGGTCGCCGCCAGCGGCCACTTGTTCTTCGATGATCGCATTAAGGTACGCGAGACCATCGGTGCCGACCGCCTTGCGGGCTTCGAAGAACGAGTATTTCGGGTTGGTCTCCCGTTCCTTGCCGTACACCGCGCGCACAACGGCGTCAGTGATCGTAGCAATCAGCGGGTCCTTGACCTTGCGTTGCGCCGGCTCGTCGCCGCGCTTGCGGATCGTACCGTTGACCAGATCGGCAATAGCCCGGTCGAAAGCCGCTTTATAGTCGGGCGGCGTGGGGCGTTCGCCTTCCGGCTTGGCGACAATGGATTGCAGCGGGTCCGCCGCCGTAGCCTTGTCGTACGCGTTCCAAGCCAGGACCTTCTCGTCCTTCTCGAAACGGTTGCTCAGGCCATTGAGGCGATTGGCGATGTAATCGCGCACGGCGTTCTTGAGAAAGTCCAGGCGCGTATCTGACGGGATCGTCGCCAGATCAACGGACACGGTTTCGCTACCGAGTTGACGGAACTCAAAACCGGCGACGTTGGGGTTAGCGGCCTCGGGGGCCGGGGCGACGGTGGGTTGCTCAGACATTGTGTATCTCTTGCCTATGTGTTTGTGCCGATATCGGCGGGACAAGTTGACCTTAGCCCGTTGTGCGCGGGCGTCAACAATTATTTTTCGGTTTCTGCCGTCCAGTCGTCACCGTGGTTGGCTAGATGGATCGTCGTCTCTTTTGTGCGGGGGTCGTACTCGGCCCGCAACGTCGCTTTGCCGTCTTCGATGACTTGGGAGAAAGGCATACCGGCAGCCTTGAGACAGCTACAAATCTGGTCAAGTGCTTTAAACGTACTGCCCATGTAGTCGCCCCAGGCGCACGAGGTTTTAGAGAACGACACTTTAAAGTCGTTACGCGCGAGCGAGTAGGTTATCCGCACCATAGCGCTACGGGATAGGAAGTGGACTTCGGGGTTCGTCCGCGTGCCGCCGACAGTAGCGCGCCAGTACATACGTTCGGTGACAGCGTTGAACGATACGGCGAGGTCGTCAGCCCGCATGAGGGGTGTTTGCGTCATGGCTTTAAAGCTCCTCCCACGCCTTAAGCGCGGCTTGTAAGTTCATACCTTTTTCGGCGCAACGCACGCCAAACTCTACGGCGCTTCGCATTGCGGTTAAGTACGCCGAACGCGGCATAGTCATAGTATCGCTTGGCGCAGCGTTCGGCGTCCAGTTTTCGCAAAACGGGCGCATGTCGGGACAGTCCATAGCGTGTTCGCAGTCGCAGCCTGCACCCATGGCGCAGCGACCGTCATTGCGTACGGGTCCGCTCATTACGACTTTAAAGCGATTGCGCGCTTTTCCTCTACCAGAAGAAGCTCTCGCACGATGTCAAGTGTAATTTTCGTCGCCTCTTCGCGCGACGTGTTTGGCTTACGGGCGCGCACCTCCACGCGGGCAAACGCGATTGCCAGTGCGAGCATGAGGCAATGGGTGTCGTCGTCGGGGCGTAGCTTCTCCGCGAGCGGGGCCGTCCCGACGATTATGGTATTCGCAAGCGCTTCGGCAGCGCGGCTCATGGTTATCATATCGTAGGTCCTTTAAAGTATGTTTACGAGGTTGGGTTTCGGGGCCGGGGGCGCGTCGTTTAAAGATACTGTGCTAAGGGCGGTCGGAACCTTAATTCCGAACGCGCCCTCTAGCTTACGGGTCGCGTCCATAAAGAGGCGCACGTTATCTGAGTGCGCCAAGCGCCCGCCGTCCACGGTCATAACTCGAACCGTGGCGGCGACGTACGCTTGCAACGCAAGCATTTGTGCTGGCGTCACCGCCATTTAAAGCGCTCCAAGAGTGAGCGAGGCTGGGGCGGGACGTATACGGGTCCGCGCGAGGGGCCGCGTAAAGGGAATTGCACGGGGCTGACAGGCCAGGGACGGCCTACGGTGTTGGGGCGATCATCCATCGTGACGCCTCCCCCTCACAGGCCAACGCCCCGTATGCGTCGGCTCGGGCTCTGAGTATTCGCCTTGCTTGCGCCGCTTGGCGGCGTACTTTGACAGGGCGGGCGGATGCTCTTTACGCTTCTCCGCGCGTGCGGCGGCGTTGCGTAGGTTTCGCTTTGATTGCTTCACGCCTAGCCCTCCACCGCTTTAAAGGTATCCACGATCTTCCGCTGCGTGGTGACTTTTTCTATGTCAAGCGAATACTGAGGGTTCGCGGCGTACTCTTGCGCGGCGGCGATATGGGCCTCCGCTTCGGACGCGAACGCGGGCAAGCCAATGACCGGGTGCCGCGCCACGTTGCCGCTCCGATGGCGCACAACGCGATATACTGTAACGGTGTCCATACTTTGTACCTCCTGTTAGGTTGCGGTGCCACCGTAGCACGGCGGGCGGGGTTCGTCAACATCCCAAATGACGCCGCAGCGCGGGCAACGATACTGGTCTTGCGTGTGCCGCGTACGTCCAGCGTCGCACGTTGACGTTAAAGCGCTTGACGGAGCGGGCGGCTCTAAAGCGTACGGTCCTAGGTCAAGCTGACCCTGTGGGGGCGACGGGTCGGGATACCGCTTACGTCCTTTAAAGCGCCCCATTAGTCGCCCCCTAACGCGCGCATGAGCGCCATAAACTCGGGCGTGCGCCAGTCCACCTTATTAATCTCGCGCCAGTCGTCAGCGTCCCCAGGGAAACCCACGATGGTAAAGCGCCGCCATAGCTTCTCAGGGACTACATACGCAGGAAATGACGCGTCGCCGCGTTGCCAACGTCGCCAGAGCCTATGCGCGCCGTCGATGCTTATATGGTGTTCGCCCCAGGTTCCGATGATACCGGGGATGTTTAAAGCGCCGTCGGGTAGGCGTCGGGCGTGCGCCTCTTCGACACCCAACAAGCCGCGTTTGAGCGCGTCCACTAGGGAGGGCGCAATATGGCAATCCGTGACGGGCCAGTTAGCGGATTTGAGCGCGCGGCCTAGGACGCTTGCGGCTATGTGGACGGGCGGCGCGTCATCCGGCGTAAACGTGTAGACGCTCTCGGTTAGGTCCAGATCGGATACGTGTATAGGCATAGCTTTAAAGCTCCTGCGAACGTGCGGACACGTATTGGCTCTCGCGATACGCGGTTGCGGTGATATTTTCAATTGCGGACATAATCGCGTTATGTGGCGCGTTATGCCGCGCTGCGAAGCCCTCGCGCCACCGCTCAAACGCGTTATGGGCCTTTGCGCTTGGCGCGTCGCCTCGCGCGTCCAGAAACGCGCGCCATAGCGCCGCCCCCTTAAGTAGTTCAAGCGCGCGCTTGCCGGTCCAATTCGTATGTGCCATCTTTAAAGGTCCTTCGGTTCGACGCGAAAAATGTTGTCATCCGCCAAGGCTTCTGCCGTCGCCTCGCCATAGCTACGCAACCCCGCCTTTAGGGGAATGCGGAAACGCTCAGGGTCGCGTTTCCAAGTTTGCGTTTTGCCGTTGCGGCGCACGCGCCACCATACGCCACGCCCCATGTGCGCCCAAAGTCGCCCCTCGTCTAGGGCGGTCTCTAGCGCTTCGCGGGAGCGGGGAGCGTTAAAGCTACTCGTATCTGTTTGCTGGTATGTCATCTTTAAAGTCCTTCTGTATGGGGACGCGCGTTGCGTCCTTGCTGGTACCCTCTCGCGTATTCATCCGGCCACGCGTGCGCCGTTGGACGGTAGGGGGCGAGCCTTAACCCATCGTAAATGCCCGCCAGGAAAGCCCTACGCGCCCGTTTGACGTAGGCGGCTACCAGAGTAGCGGGGGAGGTCATGCCGCCCCCTGTGGCGCGGCTAGCGCCGCGTCAATCGCCTTGGAAATATAGGCCAGCGCGTCTTCTGGCGTCTTCGCCACGGTGGACGCTTGGGCCATGCCGTTTAGGACTACCACGCCAGCGGGGGCGTTGATGAGGTCCCCGGCGGTTGCGGGTACGGTGGACCCATAACCCGGGTCGCAGGGGGCGTGCGAGCGTTCACGCAGCGCGAAGCCTAGACGCCGGAACATGGCGGGGTGTCCGATTGAGAAGGACAAAACCGCCAAGTCCAACGGTTGCGACGCGCGCTTTAAAGTCCACGAATGCGCGACGCGTTGCCCGCGTACGTTACTGACGATCATTCCAATAACTTCTACGCGTACGTTTTCCGCCTCCAATTGATTAATGTAACGCGCAACCGCAGTCCCGAAGTTAGCCATATGGACCGCAGAGACCGACGCCAGAGCGTTAACAGGGATTGCGAGGGTAAGAGCGCGCCCGCTCCCCTCACGCCCGTTGGGGGCGTTCCGAACCATACAATCGGGCGCGCCCGCGCAATACCGGGGGACGTTCGGGCGGAACCCGTACACGTCATTCCTAAGGCGCGGCTTGGGGGTGTACGGGCGGAGGCGCTTTAGAGCGGCTTGCGTCTTTTGCGCGCCCTCAATCCAACCAAACCGCGCCATGTCAACCGCGCCCGCGTAACCCGCTTTCAAATCCCAAGCGGTTTCGGGCGTGGCGGTTTCACTGTCGCGGCAATCCCACGTACGCGGCATGGCGTTGATATACTCGCCTAGCGCGTGAAGGCTTTCGAACGCGTAACGGTGATGGACCGTCCCGCCCGTTTTTGTTTCCCGATGTTGCACGTTAAAGCGCCTTTTCGATTTGCTTCACGGTGTCGGCGTCCAAGCCTTTCCAGATCGCCATTTGCGCCGCTTCTTCCCACGTAAACCCGTCTTCGAGCAACGCGCAACCCTCATACGTCGCGCGGGGCGTGACAAGGTGGGGCAATTCGCGTTGGGCGATCACGCGGCGGATACGTTGCACGTAGTCACACCATTCGGCGTTGGACGCCAACGCGCGCTCTAAAGCGTCATCATAGCCGAATTCTAGGAACGTGAAGCGGTCAATTGATGCGGCGTCCAATTGCTCACGCCCGACATACTGGCGCGACGAACCCGTCAAGGTAGTGTTACCCGCCGCAATGCATTTGAAGTCGGGATGGCGCTTCACCACGCCGTCAGGGAAGGCGCACACGCCGTTAGCAAGCGCCATATTCAGCGCGACAATCGCGCCCGCGCCCGACCCGTCCAATTCGTCAAATAGGAACACCCCGCCATGTTCATACGCTTCGCGGAATGGCGTACGCACAACGCTTCCGGTGGCGTCGCGGAACCCAAGAAGTAGATATTCGCTCTCAACCTTGGCGACGTAGTAGACGGGAAGATTGAACGCTTGGCCCGCTTGTGCGGCCACTGTCGTTTTACCCGACCCGGCCGGACCATGGAGGTAGACGTTACGCCCGGGTCGCGCCAGGAGGCGAATAACCTTGGGCGTGAGGCGATGCGTAAGACCCAGCGGGACGGCGGGCGCGTTGGCGACGCTCACGACAAGCGAGACCGGCGCTAGGTCGCGAATAGCCTTCGCGACGTTGGACCGGATATCCGACCCGATTGCGTCCATGCGCGCGTTAAAGGACCGCTCCTGATCTTCAACCGCGCGCTGTAGGGGTTCGATTGCCCCGCTTTGTACCTCGTCGCGAATGATGCGCCGAACCTCGTCTATGGACGGGCCAGAAGCCCCCATAGGCGGGCGGGCGGGGGAATGTGCCGAACCAACGCGGAGGCGGATACGGTCGGCAATGCGTTGCGCCGCTACGCCGTCCTTTTGAGCGACGTTAAAGAGACCGCGCAAATCGGCGTCCGTCATGGCGCGAACGTCCGTTTCGGAAATTCCGGTAGCTTGTGCGAGACGCTCTAAAGCGTAGGCGGGGGGCGAGCGTCCATAATCGCGCGATATCTCGCGCGCTAGGTCCGTAATCGCATGGGGGCTGGTAAGCGTTTGGTAGGCCACGGTAGGTCTCCTGTAGGTTACACGCCCTAGGGCGGGCCAGGGTTTCCCCCTCCCGCCACGGGCGCATTAAAGCGCGTCTAGGGCGTCGGTTATTCGTCGTCAGGCTCCCCCGCTGTACTGAGGTCTTCGCAAATCAATTCCCCCGGGCAATCGGGGACCGGGCACGCCAGGAAGGGATGCGGCTTGATATGCTTAAGCGTCACGCGCGCCAGCCATCCGCAGGAGGGGCATTCAACCTTACGCAACGCTGCGGCTTGCTTCTTCCGGGCGTTAGACGCCCCGCCCGTCAACGCCGCGTACGGCATCGCCCCGAGACTGTCGATTAGGGGCAACGCCCACGCGTACCAGTCCTGCCCGGGCGCGTAGTCGTTACGCCCCTGCCCGCCCTCTAGGCCAAGCGACGCCGCGACGCGGCGGTAATGCGACCCGCGACGCGACCCAAGGCCCGTTGCGGCATAGATCAATTGCTGCGTTAGCACGTCGCAGATACGCGCAACGTCCGTCATGGTCGGGCGTATGAAAATTTCAAAATGTCCGTCATCCGACGCTGTATCCGCCCAAATCTCCCCGGCGCGCGTGCCTTTCGTACCGTTCGAACCAAACCCGACGCTAACGCGTACGTTCGGGGGGAGCGGGGCGTTAGCGGCCTCAAAATGGACCCGCGCGCCTTCAATGAAAGCGTTAAGCCACTCTTCGCGGGTTTCGTAAGCGTTCGTCATGGTCTCGTCTCCTGTATGTCGGGCGCGTTCCGCCCCGCGCCGAAGCGCCATCCCTACTTAAAGCGTCTCTCGCACAACGCAACCCCTGCGGCGTCTTTTTTCAAAGAAAAAGGAAGCGGGCGCGCGTGAATATCTTTTTCGCCTATGTCAACCCCCTGTCCGTCGATTACGTCGCTAGTGTGGCTTTTCGGTATACGCCTAGAACGCCCTCAGAAGCCTCAGGACGGGCGTTAGCGGGTTCGGTCACTCTCCTATGGAAAAAGCGCCAGAGGGGCATAGGCGGCGTTTTTACGTTTTGTTCTCGTATTGCATACAAATAAAATACAACCCCAAGGCGCGTCGGGTATTGTTTACCGTTTGTTCCACGTCGCGTTAAAGCGTCGCTCCCCGCCCGATCATCTCACGCCGGGTTCGTGCCGCGCGTCGCTTACCCTTACGTAATGCGCGTGGACGCTCACACGCCAACCCGCAAACGCCGGAAGCGCTCTAAAGCGTTCCGCGTAGTTTAAGACTAAACCATGCGCCTCCCGCATCATGGGCGCATTAAAGCGCGTCCACGTTTCGACGCTTACGCCCGCCGCGCCAGGAGACCACGCGTCCCGAGACCATAGCGCGCGTGGCCCGCCCGCCGCGCCTAGTAGCCATGCGTCCGCCATGAGGGGAGCGCGCCCCGCCGCTCGCATCTCTATGACTAGCGCGTTAAAGCGCTCCCCCGCTGATAGCCCCTCTCGGGAAGTAACCCAAGCGTCCAGGTGGGCAACGTGTGGACGCGTTAAAGCATCGTACACAGTAGAACGAAGCCATGGTCTGTATTGTAACGCGGGACGACGTTTAGATGCTGTATTCATGGGGTGTTTCTAGTCCTTTGCATGTATTGAGGGGATTGTTTGCCGATTTATAGAGGGTACACGCTGCGGGTGTTCTCTAGGTTTGTCAATACTTGAAAAAAGCCCAACAAAATCAATGGGTTCATGTATAGAGGCTAGTGTTTGCCGAGTGTTGCTTTGAGGCGGCCTGTTATATGTGTAAAACCTTGCAAAAGAAGCCGTCGCGGCCTGTTTTCGATCTGCACGAATACCTTACATCTATATAAGGGATTGTTCGCGTATATGTATATAGGGGTATATATAGAGTATCGGGGAGGACGCGAATATTGTACGCAAGTATTGTATATTTGAGTATAAATTCGCTTACGAATACTGCTTTAGAGCGTCGCCCTAGGCAAACAGTGGCAGATAAAAGTGTAAGTTCATGGTTTGTTCCCCTATTGAGCGATCCTTAGAGAATACTCAAGTATTATATTCGAGTATTATACTTAAAGTATAGTATTCGGCAGGCATATTATACTCAAGTATTATATTTTATTACTATACTTCCTATGCTTTAAAGTAATTTATTCAAGTATTTAATGCTTTAAAGCGTCAAGTATACAGTGTTCACGATTTGTTCCAGTTATTATACTTAAATATACTTAAGGTCCCGATTTTATACTTAAAAATACTTAGGCCACCGGGTTCGCGGGCAGGCGGGGGGTGTACTTGTGCCGGGTACCAACGCAACAAAATTTTTTCAATTTTACAATACAGAGTTATTATAATAATGCACATACTAGGTTAAAGTACAATAACACATCCCCGACACACCCCGCACCCAAGCTCATTTTGCCCCTTGACAACCCCTAGGGAACCACGGCACGCAAGCACCCGATGCGCAATCAAGACACCCTCGACAGGCTGGCCCGAGAGCTACAGCGGAACTGCGGAGACGCCCTGGCAGCCTCTCGCGCGGTAGGGGTGTCGCTTCTATTCGTGAACCAGTGGCGCAAGGACGATCCCGAGGTAAATGCGCGGCTGAGCGAAGCCGAAGAGGTCGGCACGCAAGGGCTGGTCAGCGCGGCGATCCAACGGGCGGTACATGGCGTACCCAAGGGCGTGTACTATAAAGGCGTCAAGGTAGACGAGGAAACACAATACTCGGATAGCCTACTGACTACGCTCTTGAAGGCGAAGATCGACGACTTTAAAGCGCAAGATGAAAGATCAGGCGGCGTACACGTCAATGTCAACGTGGCGAACCTGATGCCGCGTGCGTCGTCGTACGATGAATGGCTGACGATGAAGGAGCGTACGATCCGGCCCGCGCTCGAAGCGCCGACGGACACGCCCATCGACGTGGAGTACGCCGAAGTGAAGGTTCGGTTTCACGATATTGACCTTTAAAAGGGGTATACTATATGGAATACGCTAAACCATTTTTCGTGCCGTTGACCGGGTATGTTCCGGGCATAATGGGCTCCCGGTCGGCAGCAGCGACGCAGCTACGCGTTACGCAGGTGTTGCAAGCGGCGCACAATCAAGCGCTTATGAATTCCGCCGTAGGGGCCGCGATGCCGGATTATCTCGACGGCGACGTCTCGTATAACCGCGTGCAACGCGCTAACTGATGCGTAACCTTAAACCCCGAACTATCGGCTATTGGAAGGAACATTACGATATGCAGAACGAACAGACGAGCGCAGCAGTAGCGAGCATTGCCGGTCGTATTCTGGCTGGCGGCGACTGTACACCTGCTGAAATACGCGCTATCGCCGCGTCAGTGTTGACGCAAACGGCGGACAAGGAAGGCGAAGTAAAGGGCCTGCCCGTCGCCGGGTATAAACTCACCCAGCCCGAGACCGCGATCAGGGCAGTCAATGTCTTTAAAGCGCTTGAAGAGCGCACGCTGCGGCACATTGAAGTGCTTACTGGCGACCGACCGCACCTGACAGATATCTACCCGTACCATCCCGGCTGCGATATGCGTATGCTGGCGGTGGGGCGCACGCAACTCCAACTGGCGTTCATGGCGCTTAATCGCGCCGTCTTTCAGCCGCAACGCGTCGATCTGCCCGAGGACAGCGATGCTGATGCGACCTGACGAGGAACACGCTAAGCAGATACGCGCGCTACGCCTAGCAGCGGATAAGGCGTACGCGGACGGCGCATGGAACGGCCTATTCGTAGGCTTTTTCATCGGCGCGGTACTCGGCATCATCCTGATGATGGCGTTTACTGCGTATGCCTGATGACGCCGGTATAGGCCATAACGGAGGCCCGCCGCTTTGGGAGCCCCAGCCGGGGCCTCAAGCCCTCGCCGTGGGGGCTATGTTCGTTGATGAGCTTATGTTCGGCGGCGCACGGGGCGGCGGTAAATCCGACTTTCTGCTAGGCGACTTCCTACAGGATATTCAACTAGGGGAGAAGTGGCGGGGTATTATATTCCGCAAGTCGTACCCCGAGCTAGAAGAGCTTATCACCCGTGCAAAGGAAATATACGCACCTTACGGCGCGATCTACAAAGTAGCCGAAAAGACGTTCGTATTCCCTGGCGGTGCGTCTTTAAAGATGCGCCACGTCGAGACCGAAAAGGACTGCGACAAATATCAGGGCCACCAGTACACATGGATTGGCTGGGACGAGCTTACGAACTGGCCGGACCTCAAGTCGTACAAGAAACTTAAAGCGTGCTTGCGTTCGGCGCACGATGTGCCCTTTAAAAGAATTCGATGCTCGGCCAACCCCGGCGGCGTCGGCCACCATGCGGTTAAAGCGTACTTTGTAGACCCGGCTCCGCAGGGCATGGAGCTACTGTCTAGCGTTACTACGTCGCAGAACCCTGATGGCACGACGTACTCTGAGACCACGACGCGGATGTTTATCCCGTCGAAGGTCCATGACAACAAAATTCTTATGCGTAACGACCCCGGCTATATCGCCCGTCTGCACGAGATTGGGTCGCCAGAACTCGTTAAAGCGTGGCTGAACGGCGACTGGAGCGTTATTACGGGTGCGTACTTCCCCGAATTCAGCATCGACAAGCACGTAATTAAGCCTTTTAAAATCCCTGACCATTGGTTGCGGTTTCGCTCGATGGACTGGGGTTCAGCTACGCCCTTTGCCGTGCTATGGTACGCTGTCGTTTCCGAAGATTACGAGATGGAAAACGGCGTGTGGTTGCCGCAAGGCGCGCTAGTGACGTACCGCGAGCTTTACGGCTGGAATGGCAAGCCGAACGAAGGCGTACGTTGGCCCGCTACTCGCGTGGCTCAAGAGATTTTAAAGCGCGAAGCCGGGGATAAGGTCACTTACGGCGTAATCGACCCGTCTGCGTATTCAAACCAGTCGGGGCCGTCACATGCGGAACGTATGGCCGTAGAAGGCGTGGTGTTCCGCAAAGCCGATAACAACCGTATTGGCGGTTGGGATATGGTGCGGGACCGGCTGTGCGGCGTTGAAGGCGATCCTGCCGTGAACAACGGCGTGGGTAGGCCGATGTGGTACGTATTTGCTACGTGTTCTCATATTATCCGTACGCTACCTGCTTTGCAACACGACATAACGGACCCGGAAGACTGCGATACGGACGGCGAAGACCATGCCCCCGACGCGCTCCGATACGGGCTTATGTCCCGCCCGTGGCGGCGTCCGAAGCCGCAAACGTCCTTTGAGAGCACTGTAAAGCTCTTGC